TTCTTTCACTCCATGCTTCAGCTTTAGGATCAGGTGCTTGTGCCCTTGGTTGTCTTGTTAAATTAACTTCAGGTTTTGCGGGTTGTTTTTCTAGGTTCTCCCTAGCGAGTTTAGCCTCTTCGAGTCTAGCTTTCTTAACACCTAATTCAGATATTGCCTGCATAGCTTCTGCTTCAGCTGTTAGATCATTTGCCTCTCTAGCTGCTGCAAGTTTTGCTTTTGCTGCTTCTACACCTGACGTAATACTTTCTTCACTTGTTTTAAGAAAGTTAGGTTCTATTTTGGAAAGTTTAGCTTCAGCTTCTTTTTTTGCTTTCATCTGTAATTGAGCATAAGTCAAAGCCTCGTCTTTTTGACGTTCAGCTTCTCTCCATTTTTTTGTTAATTTAGCTATTCTCTTTTGAACGCTATCACTGTATTGTTCTAATTCTGTATCTTCTTTCTTCTCTACTTTCTCTTCTGCTTCTGCTTCTGCTTTTTCTTCTACAACAGGTCTTACTGCTGGTTCTTCAACAGGAGTTTCTTTCTGTTCTACTATGTCCTCCTCTTTTGTTTCAGGTACATCGACATCCATAGCTGGACCGGAAGTGTCTAAGTCAACTGTTTCTTTCAGATCATTTGTATCTGGCATAGTTTACTCCTTCTATGTTTAGTATTGATGAAGTATATCTTCGGGGTTATCTATAGTTGCTAGTACTTCATCATCATTCAGCAAACGTACTTCACCCCCGTCAATTTGAATTCTTGATCCTGCATAACGAGCAAAGATTACCCAATCACCTTTTTTGCACCAAGGACCTTCTGGGTATCTATCTTTATCATTATAACAATCAGGGCCTTGTGCTAACACAAGTCCACATGTTGAACCAACTTGTTGTTTTTCTAAAGTCTCTTGTCCAAAAATAATTCCACCTTTAGATTTTTCTCTCATCTTAAAAGGTAAGATTAACATTCGCCAACCAGTTGGCACTGGTAATTTTTCAGATTCTTTTGTTTTTAAACGCTCGTATGCGTCTACTTCTTTATCATTTTTTGCTTTATTTTGTTCATCATATTTCTCTGCCAAAGCATATTTAACTTTTTGGGTCGAGTTTGATGACTGTTCCTTTTTCATCTTTGTGCTCCTTTTCATTTAGCAGGTTAGAGATTTCCTGTAAAATTGTTACGCACGTATGCGCTTGTCCCAACATATACTTATATTTTTCCATGTTGTCAACAGTGCCGGCCATCATTGCTTCTCCGATACTGTGATACTTTTCTTTTAATGCTTTCTGTATTTTATTTACGATTGTGAGTTCGTCTAATTGCATCTTTGCCCTTCTTAAATATAGCAGCGACTTTTGATTTACCCATAACCTTGGCTCGCTGTTCTCCAACAGTTAGGATCTGTATTTTACGTGCAAAAGGTTTAGATACTTTTTTTACTTTTGCAACAGTCTTTCTTGCATCTGTTGGTGTAGCAAATTTTATACCAACAGTGTCTTTAGGATTCTCGTCAGTGTAAAGTCTTCGACCAGACCCCTTAGGCTTTTTTCCCGTTCCTTTTTTTGGATCCGCCACTGATAGCTCCTTTCAACATTTTAGCTTGTTTGGTATGAGCTTTTACTGCTTTGCCCAATCCCTTAATTACTTTTTTAATTGCTTTTTTCTTTAACATTTCCATCTCCTTCTCGCCTGACGTAGTCTAGAATTAGGATTCTTTGCAGCTTTCGGAAATTTTTTCATTTGACCGGCGCTTCTCGCGCAGAAGGACTTACGTCTCTTCGCAGCTTTAGATCCTGGTTTTACTTTACCCGTCACGGCTGTTTTTAGTTTTGAACCGGGATTTAATCTTCGGTATGCTTTGACACCGGCTCGTGTCATACCAGCTCCAGATTTTGTAGATCTGAAATTCTTTTTGTTTCTCGCAGGCATAGTGCCTTTGTTATATAGCTCTCTTGGCATTTGTGATCTTGCTATCATATTCTTTGTAATTCAGGATTTTTAGTTGTAATATTTTTTTCTGCTCTTGGTCTAGCGATAGAGTCTTTACTTCTTTTACGAAGCTGTGCCATAGCAGATTCTTTTAATTGTTTTTCTTTTTTTAATCTTTTTAAATCTTTTTCTAAATTCATTATATTAATCCTTTATAATATTTTTGATAACTTGGATTAGAAACTTTAACCCCACCTAGATCTCCAGATATGTAACTGCCTGTATAATTTCTCTGTGCTTGTCTCACCATAGAATTTTCTCCACTAGCTGAAGTACCTAATGCTCTTTTCTTTCTTGTAAATGTTTTAACGTTAGTTGGTTTACCACCCACACCTTGAGCTACCGCTCTTTTTCGTTTGACAGCACTCGCCCTTTCGCCTTTTGTCATCCGTGTGGCTTTTGCAAGTGGGACGCATTTCGGATATTTTCTCTTCGCGTCCGCTTTCTGTTTTGAACGGCCACATTTTGCGAAGGAGCCATCTTTTTTTCTGCTCCCAATATCCACCCATTTTTGTTTGAACCATTTATCTAAACCGTTTTTTGCCATTACACTTCCATCATGATAGTCATGTCTTCATCGACATCTCTCATCAATCCGCCATTACGTGCTGGTTTACGACCTTTAAAATCTTTTCTTTTTACTCCAGAAGGATCTTTGATCTTACCTGCACAAATTTTGCTGGCGTATGCGTTCGCGTATGCACTGGGATATACCTTAAATTTTCGTTTCGCTGCGGCCTTACCTCTAGGACATAACTTTGTCATTATCTTTTCCTCGCTGTTTGTTTTGCACGTTTAAAGTCAGACGCTTTTGGTGCACCCTTTGCACCTTTCTTTCGCATCTTACCTCCACGTTTTCTTTTAGCATGGATGTTAGCGTATAAACCTGGACCTGCCATTATGCTTTACCTCCACGTCTAAAATGTTTTTTTCCTCGCAAAGCCTCCAAACGTGCAGAAGGCTTTGTAGGTTTCTTTTTCTTTTTTCCTTGCAAAGTTTTTAATAACTTTTGCAGATTTTTTTTACGAGACATTATCTATTGATCTTGCCTTTTTTCTTCATCTTAGAACCAAACTTACCGTAAGACTCATCTCTGCTAGCTTTTAATTGCTTTGCAGTTCTTTTCTTACGAATTCTCATTGCGATAGATTCATCTTTTCTATCTTTGTAGCCTTGTTTTTTCTTACCAACTTTTTTCACGGCTCCTCCTTTTTTCATCATTTTTCCGCCTCTCATTCCCATATCAGGTGAATAAAAACCAGATGCTTCGTCTTTTCTTCTAGTGCCAGAAATCATTTTTCCACCACCCATTTTCATTGCACGTCCACCCATCTTGAAACCAAAACCAGGGACCTGTTTATTGAATCGTTTATTAGGCATTATTTTTTTCCTCCGTTCCTAA